ATACTCAAGTATATGGATTCTTTGACAACGTAGACGTTAATAACTTCTGCACACCAAAACTCCTTGAAGTGAGCATGACATCTGGAACCTTCCAGGTTGGTGAAAATATTATTGGTACAATGGCGACTGCAAACATAGTTGATGGATTTGACACTAGTACACTTCCATATATCTCTTTCCGTTTAGCAGTATCTAATCATAAATATGGACCTTATGACAATCCAACTGATTTCTATGAGCAGAATCCATATGATAGAGTGAATATCATTCCTGCAAATTATTCCTCAACTAGCACAATATTAAATATCGATACTTTTAGTTTGTCGAATGAAAGACAACCCGAATTCTGGGGTTGGGCTAGAAATGGAATGATCTTAAGAGGTCAAAGCAGTGGTGCCGTTGCAACTGTTTCAAACCTAAGATTGGTTTCTGACAATATTGGAACTGTAATTGGTTCATACCTAGTTCCCGATGGAAACATTCCAGGTAATCCAACATTCGAAACTGGAAGAACTGTCTTTAGATTAACAAACAGTTCTACAAATACTAGAATTGGTGGTGTTATAACCACATCAGCAGAAGAGATATTCTACTCTCAAGGTGATATTGATAATACTCAAGAGGTAACTCTTTCTCTTAGAAATGCAAGAGTTGAACATGAAGATTTTGAAGAAACTAGAACTCTGACAGCATCTTCTGTAGCAACGGCTAATGCAGGTGCGACAACTTCAGCATCTACACAGATTCAATCTCAGGTGATTAATAACATCACCAACGTTAGGAATGTAACAAGGAATGTAACAAGGAATGTAACAAGGAATGTTACCCAGAATATAGTTCAACCACAACAGAGAATAGATCCTCTTGCACAATCTTTCTTTGTTGATGATGCCACTGGTATTTTTGTCACTAAACTAAATGTATATTTCAGAACGAAGGATCCAGTTCTACCAGTATACTGTCAACTCAGAGAAATTAAAGTTGGTCTTCCTACGTTGAAGATACTTCCATTCTCTGAAGTCGAACTAACTCCAGATCAGGTAAATATTTCTGAAGATGCATCAGTTCCAACAACTATTGAGTTTGATTCACCAATTTATCTCAATGGACAAACTGAATATGCAATTGTTCTTCTATCAGATTCGACAGAATATACTGCTTGGATCTCTAGATTAGGAGAAGCAGACGTAACCTCTGCTGCAAACGAAGCAGGTCAAGTTCTTGTATCTGCACAACCAATTCTTGGCTCTCTGTTTAAATCACAGAACGCTTCTAGTTGGGATGCAAGCCAATATGAAGATCTTAAGTTTCAATTATTCAGAGCAAGTTTTGCAACTAGTGGATCGGTCCAGTTCTTCAATCCAACATTACCAACAACTGGTATCGATGTACTGAGAAAAGATCCATTTGATATCGACTCAAAGACAGTAAGAATTGGTATTGGAACAACTGTTCAGGATCCTGATTTAACTAATGGAAATACGATTATTCAACTTCAATCAAATGCAACTGGTATTTTAGTTGGAACAGCAGGGACTATCTCAGGATTAACCATTACCAATGCTGGAATTGGATACACTCCTAGTGCTGGAGCAGTAACTTATAACAATCTTATTCTTTCTAACGTTACCGGGACAGGTAAAAATGGAACTGCTAACGTTACGATTGACACTGGAGTTGCCGTTGCTGCTACCGTTCTAAATGGAGGAACTGGCTACTCTGTAGGTGATGTTTTAACAATTTCTTCTATCGGAATATCTTCAGTTGGAAGAAATCTAAGATTGAGCGTGTCTGCATTAAGTGGTGTTAATGAGTTGATAGTTGATGATGTTCAAGGCGACTTTACAGTTGGTGCTGGATATACTCTCACTTATGTAAACAATTTAGGTATAACAACTACTCTTAATAGTGCATATAGTGGAAATGTGTTAATAACAGAACCAGTTGAAGAAATCTTTGATGGATTACACTTTAAGGTAAATCAGAGAAATCATGGAATGCACTCCGATGTGAACAAAGTTACTATTATTAGTGCAAAATCTGACGTAACTCCAACAACACTTTCTATTAATTATACTGCATCTTCAACTTCCAATATTTCTGTTGCCAGCACCGCAAACTTCACTACCTTTGAACATGTAAGTGTCGCAACTACAAATCCAGGTTACGTTCTAATTGGTGATGAAATTATTAAATATACTGGAGTTTCTGGTAATGATCTAACAGGAATTACCAGAGAAATAAATGGAACAAAAGCATTTGAACATTCATCGGGAAGTTTAGTTTATAAGTATGAATTAAATGGCGTTTCACTTCTCAGAATTAATAAGACGCATGATTTAAGTGATGCTAATATTTCTGAGCAAATTGGATTAGATTACTATTATCTGAAAGCAGATATGACTTCTGGAACGGAAACTACTGATAGAACAGGTTCTGGCTCTTTACCAAAACTATTCTTTAGAGAATCGAAGAAAACAGGAGGATCAAATGTTTCTGCAACGTATAATGTTCCATTTGAACTCATTACTCCATCTGTACAAACAATCAGTCCTAAATTCACAACAATATCTTCTTCAGTGAGAACAATTAGTGGCCAAAGTATTGATGGAACGGAAACTCCATACTTAGACAAAGGATTCCAACCAATATCACTTAATAATACTAATTATTTTGACTCGCCAAGAGTCATTGCTTCAAAAGTTAATGAAGATGCTAGATTAATCAATCTTCCCGGAAGAAAGTCATTTACGCTGAATATGAATCTATTGAGTGTTGATGAAAGGTTATCTCCATGTATTGATTTGACAAAAACTAATATAATCTTTACATCAAACAGAGTAAATAGACCAATTACAAACTATGTAACTGATAGAAGAGTAAACGGTATTGATAATGATCCAAATTCATTCTATTACGTTTCAAAACCAATCACATTACAAACATCCGCATCTTCTGTTAAGATCTTGTTAACAGGTGCTATCAATGAGCAGAATGACATTAGAGCATTCTACTCTATTCAGAATGATATTGGAGAAAATCCAATCTTTACTCCATTCCCAGGATATGCAAATCTTTCTTCTGGCATAGTCATCGATCCCTCACTCAATAATGGATCACCTGATACACTTATATTGAAAAATTCATTCTATGATTATGTACCAACACCAAGATCATTTAAGGAATATGAGTTTACTGTTGATAATCTACCATCATTTAAGATTTTCAGAGTTAAACTTATAATGACATCAACGAATCAGGCCATTGTTCCTGTAATTCAAGATCTTAGAGTTATTGCACTTGCTTGAGGTATAAAATGTCACTAATACCAGTTGAAGGCGAAAATCATCTTTTTAGAGATTTAAATACTAATGCCATTGTGAACACAAATCAGTCCGAATATGCATCATATTTGGCACGAAAAAAGGTGCAGGAAGGTGAAAAAGATAGAATTAATTGCATGGAGAGAGATCTCAACTCAATTAGAGATGATTTGAACGAAATTAAAACACTACTTAGGAGTTTTTCTAATGGATCCTGACAAAATACAACTAGAAAATTTATCAAAAAACTTTGAATATGCAAAAGTATCCATAGAAATAGATTCTGTAGATGATTTGGAGGATCTAAGAAATATTGCCAAATCATACATGAAACTTTATATGAAACAGCAAGAGGTTTTATCAGAACTTCTCTCTTTAACAAATCATAAATAATTTTAAGAGGTAGTAAGTAAATGGCGCAACCTTCTTCCAGACAAGAGTTAATAGATTACTGCAAAAGAAAACTGGGTGCGCCAGTTTTGGAGATTAACGTTGCTGATGAGCAAATAGAAGATCTCGTCGATGATGCAATACAGTTTTTCCAAGAAAGGCATTTTGATGGTGTCTCTCAGATGTTTTTGAAGTATCAAATAACTCAAGATGATATTGATAGAGGAAGAGCGCCTAATGGAAATATTCCTACTGCAGGAATAGTCACAACAACTGCTACTGCAAATATTGCAGGATCTTCTGTAACATTTGATTACAAGGAAAATAGCAATTATTTGCAAGTTCCACCATCAATAATCGGTGTTACTAAAGTTTTTCACTTTGATGGAACAAATACTGTTACTAATAACATGTTTAGTGTTAAGTATCAGTTATTCTTGAATGATGTCTATTATTGGGGTTCTACTGAACTTCTAACTTATGCTATGGTTAAAACATATCTAGAAGATATGGATTTTCTTTTAACTACTCAAAAGCAAATTAGATTTAACCAAAGAATGGATAGATTATATCTAGATATTGATTGGGGAAGTGTTAATGTTAACGATTACTTGATTATCGATTGTTATAGAATTTTGGATCCAAATGATTTTTCAAGAGTTTGGAATGATTCATTTCTAAAACCATATTTGACATCTCTTATTAAAAGACAGTGGGGCCAAAACTTAATTAAGTTCCAAGGAGTAAAACTTCCTGGAGGAGTTGAACTTAATGGCAGACAAATCTATGATGACGCACAGAAAGAATTAGATGCAATCATGGAAAAGATGTCAAATACTTATGAACTTCCACCTCTAGACATGATAGGATGATCTCATGCTCAATCCTTTTTTCCAACAAGGTTCAAAAACAGAACAAGGATTAATACAGGATCTTATCAACGAGCAGTTGAGGATGTATGGTGTTGAAATATATTATCTACCTAGACAATTTGTAACTAAGAAGACGATAATAAAAGAAGTTATAGAATCTTCCTTCTCATATGCGTATCCTATAGAAGCATATGTTGATACTTATGATGGATATAATGGATTAGGAACTTTAATGTCAAAATTTGGCATCCAAGAAATGGATGATATAACTCTGACAATTTCTAAAGAAAGATTTGAACTTTACATAGCTCCTTTAAGCAAAAGTCTACCGAATATAGAGTTAATAAGTAGACCTAAAGAAGGTGACTTAATTTATTTTCCTTTGGGTGATAGAATTTTTGAAATTAAATATGTTGAACACGAAAAACCATTCTATCAACTTCAAAAAAATTATGTGTATCAATTAACTTGCGAACTCTTTAGATATGAAGATGAAGTAATAGATACTTCAATAGAAGAAATTGATGATAATATTATAGGACAAGGTTATAATCAAACACTAACTCTTGTTGGAGTTGCGTCAACTGCTTCGGCAGTTGCAAGTATTGTTAACGGTGGTGTTAGGAAAATAACATTAACAAATAGAGGAAGTGGATATACTTCAGTACCCAGAGTTGCAATATCTTCATCACCAAGTGGTGGATTAACTGCGGTTGGCATTGCAACAATGATATCTGGTCTTATCGATTGTAATGGAATTGTATCCGATAAGATTCAAGGCGTAGAAATTATAAATCCTGGATATGGATATACAGTTGCTCCTGGAGTTAGTTTCATTGGTGGAGGTGGTGTTGGTGCAGCTGCAACAACAGAAATTGCTGATGGTATAATTGGAGTAATAACGATATTGAGTGGAGGATCTGGATACAATTCGCCACCTGCAGTATCGTTCAGTTCTCCTGGAATTGGAACAACTGCAACGGGCGTTTCTTTAATTAATTCTGCAGGAATAGTCACTGCAATAAGGATTAATGATGCAGGAGTAGGATATACTTCAGCACCAACAATTACTATTGGATCTCCAAGTGTTGGAAGTACTGGAACATATATTTTTAATGAAGTTGTTACTGGTTCCATAAGTAGCACAACTGCAAGAGTTAAATCTTGGAGTGCAATAACAAATATTCTTGAGGTTTCTGTAATTTCAGGATCATTTGTTGCTGGAGAATCAATCATCGGATCTACTAGTAGTGCCGATAGAAAACTAAGAGTTATTAATACAGATGATATTAATGATCCATATGCACAGAATGAAGAAATACAAACCGAAGCAGAACAAATAATTGATTTTAGTGAGACAAATCCCTTTGGAATGCCATAACATAAATAGATCTAACTATTTTGTTACACACTTTACAAAAATTTTAACATGTTTGAGTATTTTTACCACGAAATATTAAGAAGAACCATTGTTTCATTTGGTTCTCTCTTCAATAATATTTCAATCAAGCACACGAATAATTCTGATGATGTTGTTAGCGTCATCGAAGTTCCGCTTGCGTATGGACCTACTCAAAAGTTCTTAGCTAGATTGGAGCAATCTCCAGATTTGAACAAACCAGTTCAGATGAACCTTCCTAGGATGTCATTTGAATTTATTGGATTAAACTATGATTCTGGAAGAAAAGTAACACAAACTCAAACATTCATAACATCAACAACATTAAATAAAACAAGTGAAAAAAAGGCATATATGCCTGTTCCTTATAATATGCAATTTGAACTTAGTATTATGACTAAGTTGAATGATGATATGCTTCAGATTGTTGAGCAAATTCTACCATATTTTCAACCATCATACAACATGACGGTTAATTTAGTAGAAGAAATTGGGGAGAAAAGAGATATACCAGTCGTACTTGAAAGTATAACAATGAGTGATGATTATGAGGGAGATTTTAGTACAAGAAGAGCATTAATTTATACATTAAGATTTACTGCAAAGACATATTTATTTGGTCCTGTCCTTTCAGCATCTTCAGATATTATCAAAAAAGTTTCTATTGGTTATATTGCAGCATCTTCCTCCGGAGCAGATTCAAAGGCAGGATCAAGAGATCTTACCTACTCTGTAGAGCCAAGAGCAATTAAGAACTATACGGGTACTGTAACTACAAATTTGGTAAACGATATTGGAGTATCAGAGACAGAAATTGCTGTTGGAGATGCATCATCAATTCCAGAGAAAACATATATTGTTATTGATAATGAAGAAATGTACGTCGATTCAAAGTCAGGAAATAATATAACAGTTATAAGAGGTTCTGATCAAACTGTAGCAACAAATCATGTTTCGGGTGCCGACGTTAAGAAAATAACTAGTGAGGATAATCAACTAATTGAAGTTGGAGATGATTTTGGATTTGATGGCGGATTCTCATGAAGATGACAAAAAAATTCGATGATCTAAACGAAACATTTAATGTTTCTGGTGAAATAGTAGAAAAGCAGGT